TGAAAGTTTGGATAGTATCGCATTCCAAGTAATTGGACCGTCCGCACCATCCGCTGGAATACCAAGTAGTTTTTGAACGGCTTTGATTACTTGTTTTTTACCTTTAAATTCCATGATTACTGACACCTTCTACTGAATGAAGCACACACGGACATAACCCCGCAGAGGGCCATCAGCGTCCAAATAAACTCACCAAATCTATCTATTTTTTTATTTAAAATAGCAGATTGGGCTTCATTATGATACATTTTGGTATCCATGATATTGTTAATCGCTTCAATAGTAGGCTCAGTCATTTCATACATCTCGGGAATTGAGGCTTTAATCTTCTCGATATCTCCCGCCTTAGCCCAACCAATTAATTCATCGACATAAAGGCTTATTTTATCCTCCTGAGCAAAAACAAAATCTGCATAAGCCACTTCTTTTGGGGTAATGTCCTTTTTGTAACCCTCCAAATATTCATCCTTGTAGCCGCTTTCTTCCTCAAGCACTTCAACCATTTCTTCTGGTGACATGATTCCATGTGATGTTTGAATAACAGAATTAACAATTATAACGCCATACCAATCAAAACACATGCCTATCTCCATGATAGAAGATTCAGACTGACGCGCATTTTCCTCCAGTGTGGTTTTTATATCTTCGTTTAACGCAAGACCCTTAAGTCCAAAGGCTAAACAAATAAACGACAAACAATAAACTATAAATCTAGGTTTCATTTTTTTATGAACTGAGAGGGATTCTTTTCAAACTTTTTACCAAGTCTCACTATACCTCCAATTACTTCGGGACTAACCACGCCAATAATACCGTAAGCGATAGCTTTAGTTAAGGAGGAAACATCAGTCTGCTCCAAAACAAACCAAGCTATACCAGCAGCGATTGCTGCTGTAACAATTCTTTTAAATTGTTGCTTGACAGACAGCCCACTGTCACCCGAAAGAAGTCGCGCAAACATTGCTGCTGCGCCGACTAAGGGTACTAACCAACCTCCATTAAGAAATTCTTTTATAATAGATTTTTCGGGTTCCATATCCCTTACTTACACTTTATAAAAAAAAAGCCCCCCTTTCGGGAGGCTTTTTCATTTTATTTTTAAGCTTTTAAATTAAAACTTAAATGTCAAACCAGCACTCCAGAAGATCTCTTCATCGACTGCAAAAGTGGCAACATCAATGTCGTTATCGGCGTAAGCACCTTGAATATACACATCCGTGTTATCCTTGAGGGCGTATGTAGCCTTAACTCCAGCGTGAACCGCATCATAAGCGTCAAACCAACTGAGAGTAACAAAAGGTGACAGAGTAAGGTTCTTGATCGAAGGAACGGCCAAATCTTTCTTGGCGGTTACCTCAATACCCTCCCAATCATACTCCAGATCACTCCAGAAGTGAACGCCGACATCAGCAAAAGAAGTTCCGAGCCATGCACCCACACCTACCTCTTCAGAGGTGGGAAGGACACCCTCAAATTGATGGTAGCGGAATTGACCCTCTGCCAACAAATTCAAAGAACCAAGCTGCACTTGACGCGAAAGACCCACTCCAAAGTGGCTTTCAGACTCGCTATCAGCAACCAAAGAAGCGGAAGCATTCAGGCCAAAACCTGCAAATTCCTGATTGGTTGACAATGTGGTTGAGTAAGCGTCTTTAGCTCTGCCAAGACCCCGATAGAACTGCTGATCTTCAGCGGCAAAATCAAGGCTGATATCTCCTGCATTACTAAAAGTAATGCCCAATATGGTTATAAAACCGAGTATTAATTTCTTCATATCTCTTATTATGACAATTTTGTCATATTTGTCAAGTTTTTCTTTACACATTTTATACCATAAAAATCAAAAATACTTAATGCTTTTCTATCCCTATGGTAGATATCTTTATATATCACCGTTTCAATACCATAAGAAGCTATCATTGTAGCGCAAGAGGCACATGGCATTAAAGTGCAAGCCAATAACTTAGCTTCCCCCTTTTTAAAAAGACTTAAACAATTAACCTCTGCATGAATCATGAACTGCCGCCTATAGTTTCGATCTCCCCAAAAAGACTCATTAACGGACTTTCCTGACGCTAGGCCATTATAGCCCACACCTAGAACCATGTTTTCCTCATTTAATGCACAAGCCCCCACCTTAATGTAAGGGTCTTCACTTCGCTGAGAAGCGGTGTGCGCTATATTAAGAGCATATTGCTCCCACGAAACTCTCATGGTAATCTTCCAGGTCTACGCGAGGCAACGCGCCAAACATTTTTTTTCCTTATTTGGAATATACTTCCCTCTCTAGTCGTCGATAACGGGCATCAGAGTGCCAAACCTCATCGGTCTGAGGGGTATAGATACCATCCCTTGTTTGAATGGGGGCGCCCTTACTTAGTCTCAGTGTAGAAGGCTGATATATGTTCAAATCGCTCACGTTCGGCGGCAAGGCGGTCACGCAAGAGGTCAGCCCGATCAGCATCATTGCTGTTACCGCTGTCGCGCAGCTTTTCAATAGCCTGAGTAATCGCATATTCCCTGTCGTTGTGTTCTGTGTGTAAGTCATAATAGAATTTTTTATTTTTAAGAGTTAAAAAAAGCTCCAAGGACTTTAAGACTGATTTAATTATTGTGAGCATGTCGTTTGTTTGTCCCAGTTAAAAATTTCTTTCTCTTTACCCTTGTCAGAAACTTCTGTTACAGAACCACTGACCCTTTTAGCGCAGTCGATAGCCCAGCTTAAAGATCCCTGTAAACTCGCATTGTACGCATGATGATACTCACCACGTTTATTATATACTTTATATTGTTTAGTCATTTTCTGGTATAAATTTTAGAGCAACTCTGCCAACTTTTGATTTTTCATTAGAAAGCCAACCTGAAATTACAACTGCATTAGGGAGGAAGTCAACGCTTTTTTCATCAAAAAAGTGACTTTCGCCGTTAAAAAGAATTTCGCGAATCGTAGAACCTGCGGGATTATAGGTTTTTATTAAAAGGCCGTCGCTATCCATAAGATGTTCTGTGGCTCCATTTGTCCCTATAACCTTAAATTTGGCCTTCATTTCTACTGATTACACTTAAATATTATATAATTTTGACTTCTTTTTTATATTATAAATGACTAAGTGTAAAATTAAACATGGCGGATGAAGGAAAAAATATAGCAGCAAGAAATTTGTTGGACTTAGAACCAACAGCGGTTCTAGATTTTTTTAAATTGGTGCTTGATCCCTCTAGTACGCCTGAAGGGTTCCCTGCGGAAATTCCATTTCATGCGGGAAATGTATTTAAAGAGAATATCATCTGGCAAGGGGTAAAGTATGTTCCCCTATCTGTAGAAACAGAAGGGTTTGAAATGTTGGGTGATAGGAGATTGCCCCGCCCACGCATTCGAGTAGCTAATGACAATCAATTAATTACTTACTTACTGCAAAATAATAACGATCTAGTTAATGCAAAAGTAATAAGAAAAAAAGCTTTTATTAAAAATCTTGATGATGCCAACTTTGATGGTGGTAATCCTTGGGGTCAAGCTAACGCAAGCGCTGAAATCCTAGACGAGACATGGTTGATGGGTAGAAAGACTCATGAATCTAAGGTTATGGTGGAATTTGAACTAAATTCCCCCCTTGATCTTGAATCGTTCAGCGTTAATTCTCGCGCTGTAGTTTCAAAATATTGCGCTTGGCAGTATCGCGGCGAGGGTTGTCGTTACAAGGGCGTCCCCATCGAAAGAGACGACGGCTCCCCGTTCACTGATGTCGATGGCGCTACTGTAATACCTAATTTAACTGACGGCGGCACGGGTTTTTACAGCAATCCAGACTATCATTGGAATGCAGAAAGAACCTACACACGCGGCAATGTTGTGGTAGTCCCTAATAGAAAGATCATGGTGCCCCCATATTATGGTCCAGTACCCGCAGATCCAGCGCCCGTAGGTGGTGGGACTGAACCAGTTAAAACTTGTTATATATGCGTAAGTGGAAATAAGGGTCAGCGCCCCGAGTTAAACCCCACCTATTGGCAGAAAGATGGTTGCACTAAACATCTGTATGCTTGCAAGAAGCGCTTTAACGAAACAAATGAGGTAAAATACCTTATCGCTGAAACAAAATATTTAAATTCCTTTAATACCATTGAATTTTCAGGCAATAGCAATCTGACAAGCGACGACACTTCTACTGCGGGCGCCTTTTACTCGCTAGAAACCACTGGAACACAACAAGACTTAACTGGCATCTTAACTGGCACTTTTACTATTGCTGGTTGGGCTAAAGATTCGCCATCATCTAGTAATCTCTCTGCTATTTGGAGCACAACGCCACGCGGACTATCGCAGGAGGATGCGAACGACGAGGAAGCCGAGTGGCCATCGGGAGATAGCGTTCAGTTTATAAATTTAGCCAGACAGGGAGCGTATTATAGGGATGGCGAATGGTTTACTCCCACTCAAGATAGTGAGTTAAACATGTCTCTATACCAAACTGTGGGAATTAGTGATGGCTTGTTACCAAATCCAATCGATGGGTCAGCAGCGGTAAATAATGTAGAAAGTAGTATAACCACTGTTGCAGAGGTTAACGATCAGTGGAAATTTTTTGTAATAACTAATCAAGGCCCTGAAACCGAGAACTGGACCAATGAGGGAGACGATACAGAGCTTCAGATCTGGGTAAACTCTAGCGAAGACATGTTCGAAAGAACGGTAGATGCTGGCTTACTAGGTCAGGAACAACCCACGGCGCCCAAATTCGCTAACCTTACATCTAGACAAACTCCGTATGGAAATTTCGCAGGACTTCCAGAACAGTTCATGTTTGGAAGTATTGTTTCGGGAAGCGTTCATCCGACGATGAATGGCTTACTTGGACCTTGGGCTATCTGGCGTAGACAGTTGCGCCCAGAGGAAAGAAAGTTTCTCTACAAACATGTTGTCAATCCTGAAGATGAAACTTCCGTAAATTATGCGCCACGGCCTTACAGTGAATGCGTAGGAATCTATGCAGACATAACAGGAAAGGACTTGGTTGCTTGGTGGGACATGACAACGGGACAAATACCCTCAACGACTAACACAGGACTTGTAGATATACATAGCGGTTTGTACTGGCTTACAGGTTCTGGTTATTTTACGCCAACAGTAGAAACCTCTACGTATATCGAATATGAAACTGCAAATAACTTTTCCGACAAGTATCCTCGTTACGGAGGATTTCCAGGGACGGATGGATACGGATTTTAACTCTTAGTATGGGCGAAATAATTATAGAAACTGCTCCTCAGGGGGTATTTAAAACAATAAAAAAAATCGCAGAAGGCAATTTACGGAATGAGGTTTGTGGCTTCGTGGGTTTTGATAAAGTTAAAAGGGAGCATTTTGTAGTTAAGGAGGCGCCAAATGTAGCTGAAGATCCTACGAACTTTTTCCTAATTAGCCCGCTCGATTATCTCTTGTTTAAAGAGGAGTATCATCTTGTCGGATTATTTCACAGTCACTTAGTTGGAGACGAGCAGCCATCGGAATTTGATAAAAAAATGGCCGAAAATTGTTGTAATCCATTTTTAATATATAGCTTAAATACGCAAAAAATAAATATTTATGAGCCACAAAATATGGAATGCGATGTAAATATACTACACAGGCTTAAGGCGGTACTATGACGAATATATATTTACATGGAATTTTAGCTCAGGAATACGGCAAGGTATTTAAATATCACATTGCCAAGCCTAAAGACGCACTGAAGGCAATTGATGCTAACAGGGAAGGGTTCATCCCTCGGATATTACAATTGCAAAAAGAGGGTTTTTTGTATGATATTATAGTCGATAAACAAAAAGTGGTATCTGCTCACCAATTAGAAATTGGAGGTGTTGAAAGAATAGATATTGTTCCCGCAATTGTGGGAAGTGCTTTTTTGGGTATTGGTAAAGCTGTAGCTTGGTTATTTAGCGGCAAGATATTAGCTAATATTGTTGTTGCCGTGGGTTTAGCCGCCATTCAGTATGCTTTGACACCAAAGCCTGATTTGGGAATGCCTGAACAGCAACGACTCTCAGCGGAAGCGGCTGCTCAAAAAAGCTCTTACATTTTTAGTACTGAGATTAATACCGCTGAACAAGGAACGAATGTTCCATTGGGGTATGGACGTTTGAAAGTTGGATCGTCAGTTATTCAATCCTCTATGAAATCATTCCCGACGATCAAGAGGAGTAGTAGCGAACTTGGTAAAACTCACGAAAATCCAACTAATTGGAGTTCGAGTAAGGAGATAGGAGTAAACTTTAGAACCTAATGAAGCACCGAATTAAAAAATTAGGGCTTGGTGGGGCCGATCCGCGTGGCCGTAACAACAACCCCAACCGCGCCCTCACCGCCAGAGATAGGATTGCGGCAGGAGATGTTCCTATTCGCGGAATGCAAAACAGGATTGTTGGTTGGGAGGGAGATCCCAATAATAGCAGGTATGCACAAAACAGGTCTCAGTCTAATCAGTCTTCATCCGCACAGAAAGGAGGCACTAACGACGAAGGAAGTGAAACTCCAATCTATAGACCCCCCCAGTTGGGGGATATGGAATACGGTGCTTCTTATAGTTACATAGAAACATTGGATTTGGTTAGTGATGGCCCAATAGAGGGACTCGTTAACCAAAACGGTCAAGTTTGTGAGGGTAAGGCGCTTCTGCAAGGAATATATTTTAACGATACACCTGTCGCTCTGACTCAAAATACTTTTGATGAACGGGCCGAGAACTCACTCCAGTCTAATGTAGCTAACACGGCAGCGGTCGCTGTGGCGGGAGAAATAACGGGACATTTTAGCGCTATTACGGGTTTCTTTGACGCCCTCAATGACAGTGATGCTAGGGATTTAAATGTCAAACCCTCAGGGCAATCAGGTATTCTAACACTAGACGAGGGTGGTAACCCCGTGGTTGCATTTGGTCACGCAACAACAGCGCCTGACTGGGGAAATGCGGATGGCGACCCATGGCCCGCTTGGACTGACGACGATGCACTGTGGAGAGATTTGTCAACTAATGAGGGAACACAAAATTCAATTTGTGCCCACCATTATATACGCAATGGTTACACATCTAATACATCCTTGAGAAGTTCAGCGCTTTATGGATATTTGAGAGGCACAAGTGTCACCGTAAGAAATCCTATTGGGACTGGAGCATCGGGATCAGCCGCAGCAGGGCAACCCGCCCATCACTACGGATGTTTCGTCGGGAAAAATGTCGAAGGGCGTAATCTAAACGATGCGTCTTTGCGTTATTTGCCACCCTCTGGGGATCAAAGCGCTCAGGTTCTTCCCTCTATCGCTGAAGGTAGTAGGGCGGGTTTTGGCGACAGTTATTATCGGTGGGCCGCTAGACAAGACTACCTTCTTTATTCTGATGTAACAGGGGCAGCACAATTAAGATCTGCCTCAGATCCAATTAATCCATATGAAGGAGGAACAGACGATTATAATTTTGTATTCAGTTTTGGAACTAGAAGGGCTGGGCCAATAATTTGGGACAGCGTGTTAATGAAGGGCGGCAGGAGACTTAACCCCTTTGCCCCAGGAGTGTTCCGCCGAGGCTACTCCCGAATGGGGTGGTTTGGAAATAGACATGGTACTTCATCAATTAATAGCAAAGGTTGGGATGGCGGATCTGCTAATAAACTAGCTAGTATTTTAAATCGGGAATTTACCGAAAAAATTATTCCACTTTATCTTAATAATTTAACGCAAGAAAGAAAACTTGCTGGCGGATGTTATCAGGCAAAACTCTGTAAGAACATATTACAGAAATTCATTCCTCTCAGTAATTCAGTTAGTTGGCCCACTAGTGTTGGAAAGTGGAATATAAGAAATCCTGAACATGTCTCTGGTTATTTAAGAGGTTTTTTAAATAGAATAGGAGGTACGGACATAACAAAGCACCATCACTGCATGATGGTTTTTCGGCCTCCCCAAGACCAAAGCGGATTAACAGGTCTATCAATTATAGATGAAAACGAAAGATGGGGTTCTCACGGTAGTCTTGAATACAAGGTTATAAAAGACTATGGATTCAGACTTAGAACAACCCAAGGTGAGGATCTGAATAGCATTGCTTCGCAAGTTCAAAGCAAGTTAAAAGTTTTTGATTTTCTGGTTCCACATGTAGATGATAACGGCACCCTAACGGGTAAAGTCGATGGATTTATTCTGGTTACATGGCAGGAGATGGGAACGGCAGAGGGCAACAGTGGAGGAAAGGTTTCTTTTGGAGAGATCGACGTTAACGGTCACAGTCCATCATTTACTAGCGATTATAACGCTAGGTTTTACGCACGGGTAAATGGGTTTAGCAATGAGCAATTTGACACTAAAGACAATAAAGGTGAAACCGTTATTCATGCTGGCGGTTTAGCAGGATTACTGTCGCGAATTGATTCTTGTGTTTATGCTGACGCTCAAGGCCAACCAATAGCGCAAAAGGATTTCGAAAGCGACGTAGAGCGTTGGCAGGAGGGATCACAACGTGTGCGGGGAGACAATCAAAAATACAACTTTAGTAATGTATTGTCAGAAATTAAATATGGCGAGGAAGGACAAGCGCCATTTAGGTTTTTTAATCATGTGGAAATAGACACTCAGTATGGTGCGAAACTTTTTGGACCTTTTAAAAGAGGAAAAGTACAACGGATTAGAGAGGGTAGGAAGATGCTCAATCCAAAGGGTAGTAATAGATTTGGCAAAACAAATAATGTTAGTGACGAAGGAAGTGACGATGTTCGGACAGTAGATGGTGAAAAGCTAGACTACAGTGATTGGGCGCGTGGTATGACGCCTAACTTTTCAGAACTCTCGCAACCTATAGTTCACACCATTCACAACCCCAACGTTGAAGAAGCTTTTGTAACTTTAGGTATCAACACCCTGAAAGACACACTGCATACAGAAGCTGAACCTGACGCCTTAAAACATAATAAGGAAGAGGACGCAAGGAAACTTGGCCCCGCTGCAACTTATCCCGCGCTATTAACGGTTAGGGTATCTTGTGGTCTAGTCAATCCAGTGGACGGAACAAGAAAAGAAACATCTGCAAGAGATTTTAAATTTGTTGCACTGGTTAATGGTAGAACCATAGTCGATTTAGGTAATCCTCAAACCAACGTAAGGGATTACCCATGGGTTAGGGCAAGTTGGCCAAACCTATATAATCAGACTCTAAATCAACCTTTTAAATTACCTCCAGCCACACCACATTTTGATGGTCACGGCATAGCTGGAGATGGTAGTGAAAATGAAATACTGAGTCATCGCTACCTACAAGTCGAAAAGCGATCCTGTGAAACGAACTCCGTGCTGCTACATAGAGATGTAGATTTGCACAAGGTTACTGAAATAATCCCTGTAAACTTAACGTATCCGTTTTCTGCCATCGTTGGCACTAAAATTGATTCTCGTTCAATAGAAAATCCACCTGCGCGAGGATTTGATTGTAAATTAAAAAAAGTAAAATGTCCTAATAATTACAAACCAATTGGCCCAAATGGTTTCGACAAGAGGTATTGGAATAGTCGAAAGGAATATAATGAAGCTGACAAGGAATTAAAAAGAGTTTATCAAGGAGATTGGGATGGAAGGTTTCATGACGAGTTGGTGTGGACTGATAATCCCGCTTGGATTCTTTATGATCTACTAACAAGTAAACGTTATGGATTAGGTCAACATATTGACGAAGATAGTATAAACAAATGGCAGCTTTACCAGATTGGAAGATTTTGTGATGCGGTCGATAGCGACGGTTTCTTTGAAGGTCGTTCTGATGGTCATGGGGGTTTAGAGCCAAGGTTTACATGCAACATCATGTTCAACCAAGGAGAATTGATATATGAAGCTATAAATACAATCGTTAGTTTATTTAGGGGCAGTGTATTTTTTGGCAGTAACGAAGTAAGTTTTGTTGATGATAGACCAAGATCCCCCGTCAATCTGCTTACAAACGAAAGTGTTAAGGATGGTCAATTTGCCTACTCTAACAACAGTAGAGATGAAATTTTTAATACTATTGAAGTTAGCTATAATGATAGGTTTGAGAATTTCCTTCCCAAAATAGAAGTAGTTGAAAATGAGGAAGATATTAAAAATCGGGGCACTTTCAAGACTCGGATAGAGGGGGTTGGGCTAACGTCGAAAGCAATGGCTCGACGCGCAGGACTGCATCACATGATGCACAAAATTACCGAAAACCAAACCGTTGCTTTTACTGCTTCCCTGCCGACCCTGCTATGCCAACCTGGGGACTTGATTACTATCGATGATGAGTTAAAAACAAACATACAAAACTTTGGTAAGATTTTAGATGTCAATCCTGCTACTCAAGAAATAAGAGTAAGTAATACTTTCATAGATTCAACTATGACAGGCAAGTTGACGGTATACGACCCAACAGGGGTAGATACTATAGACGACGTAACAAACTCTGCTGAAAAAATCAGGCGGCGAAAATATATTCCGTTTAATATCACTGGAGGTCTAACTCCAGTCAACACAGCTTCATCCACTTGGAGTACCAAATATACGGGTTTTTACAGCTTTTCTGGATACACGCAAGGCTACTCTCTTGCGGAAGTCGGTCAATCAAGCCTGACAAAAATGGAAGAGTATGCACTGTATACTGGTGAAACAACAAACAATATACACTTTAATACGGCGTTTACTGGGTGGATCTTTGCGACAGGTGATATTTCTGACACTGGTTCGTATAATTACATAAGTCAAGAGATGGTTAACTCAGTAGCAACACTGGTTGATTTGGTAGATGGAACTGTTGCGAATGGTCGAGGAGTTCAAGTTTTTGATGCCAGCTTTGCTAACGGAAGGGGCACTGGAGATCATGGCGGTACTTATGACACATTAGGCGCTTTCTCGGGAGGACGAAATGAAATGGATCAAGCTTGGAGTCGTGGCATTCTTCCAGATGAAATCAACGTAGTTTCACCTCCTCAAACTACAGTTATCAATCTCACAGGGAGTCCAAATCCCATAGTGCAGGACTACGGAACTTTAATATCAGGAGTTCGAGAAACAGATGTTCTTTCTCGTTTAAAAATCGGGAGTCCTTGTAAATTTGAAATCAAAAACGCGAGCCCCAGTATCTACAAAATATTAGATATCAAAGAGGAAGCTCCTAATGAGTATTTGGTAAGCGCAAGTAAATATGAGACGGGTAAATATAACTTGATAGAAGAAAATAAAAGTATTGAGCATTTACCTAATACCTTCAGTTATCAACTAGGCCAAACTATTAACGGTGTGACTTATGAAGCTTTAAAAGCTCCCACAGGAGTCGTCGCAGTTACGGGATACAATGAGACATCAGGTTATTACGTTGTGGGTTCATGGTTTAATGAAGCATCGAACGGATCTAACGCTACAGGCTATTTGACCGTTCTAGATGGCCCATCAGCGACAGAAACAGTAATTGAGACCTCTGACACGACTGCAACATACACCATGCTGGACACGGTGGGTTTATATGCTTTCAGGGTCAAAGCCTTGGGTAATAGGGGTACTGATGGATTTAACCAAGGCGCATATTACGACTCTCAATTTTCACAAGTTCCAGTCTCTTTAATACCGCAATTAGATGCTCCGAAGATTGGAAGATCAATGGTTCGAGACTTTATAATTAACAACGATGTCTGATTACGTAAATATTCTACAAACCACTACTACTGGTTTTACGCCTTACTTTACAAGTGGTTACGTTTTTAGCACGGGCGCAATTGCGAATGGTGGTGCTTGGTATGATGGGTATAACGCCTCTGGCTTGCACAGCAGTGGTGGGTTTCTCGTTGGTATTTCTGAAGATTCTAGCAAGCTAAAAAGTTTCTTGGAAACCGCAGACTTAGGATCAATAACATTTAGCGATTTAGATTATGCTGACACTGGTAAGTTTATCATAGGCACAAGCGACCTTAGGGGAACGGGAATACACTATTCGGGATTTGGCGCAGCCGCAGGTTCTGCGCCATTAACAGCTTCTACGGCTTACCACTTCGCAGCTTACCAAGAAATAACAGGTGCCGCAGGTTTATCCACAGTAGTAACTGGAAAAATTGGTATAGGAAATGACTTCGCTCAGGGCTTTTACGAAGGAACGGTTACGACAGATGATCTGGAGATAGACATCGAGACAACTTTTGATACTGGCTCTCAATCAGGAAGTGGGATAAGGTTTGGTAGAGATCTTAGCTTATCGATGAACTTCATCGATAGAGCGGGTGACAGTGTTGGTTCTGCCAGTGAATTCGCGGGTAATCCTTATTTCAGTAACCTTAATATTGACATAGGTAGTGCGCCTAATCCCACCGTCAATATTGTCAGAAGTGGTTATAAGGAAAATTTCCAAGACCCTCTTTTTGAATTTAGCGAAGTTGATAACATTAACGTATTTGGATCTTTTACTAAAGACTATACGGTTCGCACTCGCCTTACTGATGAAAACGGAGAGATATCCACAGGAGACTTCGTAGTTTACGGCTCACCAACTCCCAAAATAGTATCTTCATTGGTGCAAGATGCGAGCGGTACATTTAGAAACAATAATTCTAGTAACTTTGTCTCACCAACACCTGATGCGCCGAACTCCCAAGACTTAACTAGTCACTCTCAAATTAACACAACCCCACTAACTGGCGGCATTTATGTTGAAGTGGATTTTCCATACGGCCAAAGACTAGATCTAGATAGAATAGATATATACGGGGCTTCGGGCCAAGGTAATTCTTTTCCGCTTAAGCCTGCTAACTTTTTGAGAAGCCATGATCTCTCAGACGGATTCAACACTTTTACCATAACTCGTAATTTTGGAGTCACCCAAGAAGTTCCTTATTTTTATGCTCTTGTTCCATATTCCGTGGATGGAACTTCGGGAACCCCACAATCTATTGGACCATTTACGGCAGCAGCGCAGAATCTAGCGCGAGATCCTATTCTTTACAAAAACGTCACCAACCAAAAAATGAAGGGATGCTTGGACATCCAAGGGTGTGGTTTGAATATTGTAGGAGACGGTAGTGCTGGAGCAACTCCTCCGACATTATACGTAAGTGGCGACTCTTCAGGAACAGGGGAGGGTAGCCGTTTAACTTTAAATAACATACCTTATATGCTTTCGGGTGATGCTGCTGCATCAACTGGAATTACTCTTCAGGGCGTTACCGATAATGGGAACGCAACCACCAATGATATAAGCGTTGGAAGCACTGGCGCCCCAACCGCTCCAGTGACAATAAAAACCGATCCTAGTGACCACGCAGGACTTGATGTCTATGCAGACGGAGATCTTGGTAATAGAATTCTAACACTCAAGGCGGACTCAAGTGCGGCGGGTGAAATTATAGTTAAGGATACGGCTGGAGTTGATAGCGTTAAGTTATCTAATACTAGTAGTAGAGGACAATTGGGCTTGTTTGACGCGGGTGGCAACCTACGCGGGGAGATGGTCGTAGATAGCAATAATCAAGGTGAACTAACACTAAAGGATTCTTCTGCCAACGCCAGTATTAAACTTTCTAGTGACTCTAATAAGAGGGGTATAGTGGATATCTATGATGCGGCGGGAGTATCAAAGATTGAAATGAAGGCCGATTCTAATGATGAGGGTATCATGTCTATTAAGGATTCATTAGGAAATCTATCGACAAAGGTTCAGGGTCATAAGTCAGTTATATCAGCGTTAAATTCTAACATCTACTCAACTGGTTCTGTTATTATTGCTGGATCGGGGCATATCATTAGTGGAGACTTCGACCTGATAGCGGGAGGTGCCACAGCAAACATATCAGGGGGCGACTACAACTTTATCGGTGGTGGATCGGGTATTGATATTACTCATTCTGCTTACTCTTCGAGCATAGGGGGTTATAACAACGACATAGGTTCTGGCGATTATTCTGTAATAGCTGGAGGTAAAAACAATTTAATTAGCGGATTAACTGCATCCCATGGAAGAAATTTCATCGGTGGTGGACAAGGAAACCACATAACAGGTGTTCCAATCTCATGTATTGTCGGTGGAGACAGTAATAAGATTTATGGATTTAATTCAACCATAGTAGGCGGTAATGACAATAGGATACTAGCCAACGGTTACTCTTTCGTTGGTGGTGGAGAAAGTAATTACCTCCTTGGAGAATTCGCTAATGTTCTAGGTGGAGAGGGTAATGCAACTTTTGGAACTCATGCAAATATTGCAGGGGGCGGATTTAACGTAGCCTCTGGAATATATTCTTTTGTGGGAGGCGGATTGGAGAACAAAGCAAGCGGAGATTATTCTTACGCCTTTGGTCGGAAAGTGGAAATTGGTAAAGATCAAGATGGGGCAGCGGTCTTGGCTGACGGACAAGACAGAACTCACTCATCTAGTGGTCAGCATACTCTTACCCTAGACTTTGCTAGTGGTGTTTATGTTCCTACCACTGGATTCTTTAACGCATTGCATGTAAGTGGCGTTCCAGTATTAACTGGTGAGAACAACCCAGCGGAAGCGGACACCCTGCAAACAGTTACAAACAGAGGGGACACAACAACAAACTCTATAGAAATCGAAGGACAACACTTGTCGGGGGTAACTGGCAAGTTTAGCAGGGACTTGGACGTGGGTACTGACCCTTCACACGGAGGACATGTTTTATCAGCGTCCTCAACTAATGGTAGGGTTGGTGTGGGTATGAATGGCAGCGATGTCGGCGGTGGTGCATTTGCAGTCTACGGAGGAGCCATGATAGGCTCAAGCTATGCGCCATATGAAGCGCCTCCAAGTGATGGCTTGCTAGTACAGGGAACAGCGGGGTTTGGAACATCCAGCCCTGCCAGTGGTGCTGTGCATATTTATAAAAATGCAACCATCGGCACTATTACCGCTCCAAACGTTGCCAACGCGACACTTCACATTCAAGATTCCTCTACGAACATGTATCTCGATGGGAATTCTATTGTCACTGACGATAATTCCTACATAAGCACAAGTGGCAGCAACTACTTAGCTTTTGGAACTAATAATACAGAACGCATCCGCATTGAGGGTGGTGGAGATATTGGAATCGGCACAACCAACCCATCATACTGCTTAGAGGTAACGAAAAGTGCAGCCTCAAGCCTTCTCTCTAGATTCTATAACTCGTCCTCCACTAATGGTCAGGGTATTCTCGTACGCGCTGGAGAAACATCAAACGAGAATAGAATACTACAACTTGCCTCTAGGGATGATACCAAGGTAATGACGGTTAACTCCAACGGAAGAGTTGGAATTGGAGCGGATACCACACCCACTTACAACCTTGATTTGGGTGGAGGCACCTCTTCAACCTCAAATACATTAAGAATAAATCAAAATGATGGTGGAACCGCTATCAGGATGGGAGCGGGTGGTGGTAGTTCTGATGTGGTGATGCTTAGGATAGATGGAAGCAGCACGGCGGGTGAACACGATGGCGAAACTGATAAATCGAAGTATGGATTCTCCCTTAAATATATGGGAGCTAGAAGCTCTAACGCCAACAGTCTTTCTGTATTTTCCGATAATCAGGCCGCAGCCAATCAAGTGGAAGCTCTAACAATCACGCAAAGTGGCCAACTAGGTATCCTTTCAACTGGTATTAGTAACTTTAGTTCTGATATCATGGGCTTACAAGTTGCCCCCAATACGGATGTAAGCGCTGAGATTGGTAGGGCGCATGTGGGTTCCGTTGGTCACACCGATTATGCTGGATTTAGTCATGTAGACCAAAACACCACAACCAATTATGCCATATTGCAACAATCAAATGGCGCTACTTATGTAAACGCTGCAAATGGAACAAATATTTACTTCCGAATGAATAATGCGGCGGTTGGTGGCTTTAACAGTTCTACCGATTTCTACGTTGATACAGACACATTATATGTAGACGCCTCTGAAGATAGAGTTGGAATTAATACCACCACCCCCGCAAACGCTCTCGATGTTGTCGGTCACTTCTCTGCCACAAGTAAGTCTTTTGTAATTGATCACCCAACCAAAGAAAACAAAAAGCTGCAATATGGTTCCTTGGAGGGACCAGAACATGGCGTATTTGTTCGAGGAACAACGAATAAAAATGTAATTAAATTACCAGATTACTGGAAAGATTTAGTGCATGAAGATTCCATCACTGTAACGCTAACACCTCTTCATACATTCCAATCCTTGTATGTGAAATCTAAAACCCCAGAACAAATTGTGGTTGGGGGTGTAGAGAGGTCTTATGATTATGTTGTTTACGGCGAACGTAAAGATATAGATAAGCTGGAGGTGGAGATATGAGTGCAAGACGGGGGCCACAAATAATAAGGGATGGGTTGATTTTATGCGTTGATGCTGGGTCTACGAGATCTTATTCGGGGTCAGGAACTGTCTTTCATGATCTAAGTGGAGAAGAGAACCACCTAACTATTGTAGGCAGTCCTGATTTTTCACGGGAGGAAGGCTTTACTTTTGAGGCAGTGACCTCGAAGTACTTGAAGGCTGACCCGTTTCCGTTTCCAACTACGGAGCTTACTATGGAAATTTGGTGCAAAACGAGTAGTGGCAATAGGGCTTTTATAAGTTACTCGGATCGAAGTGACCATAATGAATCTCTGTTGTTTGATGCGGATAGTATTCATCTTTATGGCCCAAGTAGCAATATTAACACAAATATAGCTGTAGACGATGGGAAATGGCACCAAGTCGTTAGGACTTCCAAAAGAAGCACGGGTGGGGAAATTTTGTATGTAGATGGGATTTTCCGATACGGGGTAGGGACATTGGCGGCTGGAACCAACTTTGGTGCAGATGGAATATTAATTGTGGCGCAGGAACAAGACTCCGCAGGAGGCGGGTTCTCAGCAAGCCAAGCCTTCGTCGGACCCATTGCTTGTATAAGAATATATAATAGAGTTTTACCTACCGCTGAAGTGCTGCATAATTATAATGCCACCAGAAAAAGATTCGCAGACACAAGATGATAATTGGACCAAAAATAGTAACAGGTGGACTAACCCTTTGTTTGGACGCTAATTCGACCAGATCATATTCTGGTAGCGGCACCGTCTGGATGGATCTCGCTCAGGGCTTGGTGTTTAATTCAAACGGAACACAAACGCCACTTTCTACCGTGAATGGCGCAAGATGTTTTCAATTTAACAATTCGGGTTATTGGGTGTGTAGTTCGGGTTACGAGAACGTGGACATGGGTGGTCCCTGCACACTTATTCTGTGGGTTTATGGCGAGGATATGAATGAGCGTGACACCATATTTGAAAAAAAGGGAACGATTTACAACTCCTACGAACAAGAAATAGCGGTTACTTGGGAAACCAATGAGACTTGGGGTTATTTTAGCAGAAAAAGTACATATGATCATGGTAACACCAGCGCTTGTGACATAGGTAAATGGACAATGATGGCTATAAAAATGTCCACGGCCAAAAGCGCGGGAGTGGCTAGGACGGGACACTATAGCAAAAACGGCGCCCCTTGGACGGCGGATTACACATCCAGATCTACAAATGCGGTTGTCGCTGCCGAAGATATTAGAGTGGGATATGGCTATGCTGGCGTTATGGAAGATGGTTTCCTTGGTAAGGTATTAGTATATGATAAAGAATTAACAGATGCGGAAATTTTACAAAATTTTACCGCAGACAGGGGGAGGTTCCAGATTTAAAATGAGCGACAGATTTTTTATTAACATGGATAGCGAAATGGTGGCCGATAGCCTTCAGTGGTGGGTCGATTATAATGAAAACGACGAAGATAAAAGAGAGTATTTTGATACAGAAGAAGAAGCTTTTGCCTTTTATCACACCTTCCCCAAAGGCACTCCTCCTCAATAAGTTGAAGACACAATGAACATTTATACAAATCCCTCGTCTGGAATAATTGAATTTAACACTGGTGCAGCTAGTGGTAACTTCCTTGACTCCACCATATCGGGCGCTTCTAGATTCACCTTTGAAAATAGTGGTGAATTGAATTTAACAAGCTACGCAACAGAGGTAGCTGAAAAATTTACCATTGATAGCCAAAGCGGAAGATTATTTACCGTAGACACAAGCTTTGATTCTGTGTTTTCTGCAAATGATGTCGCAGGACTACCTATCTTAGAGGTTTATAGTAACGGCTCTGTCATAATGGGCGACTATAACAGCGGGGATTTTGTGCTAACAGGCAACCAACTGGGAATCGGAACGGGGACGCCAGCAAGCGAGTTACATGTCAATGGAGCAATCACTTCTAATGTAGCCATCAATAACCAGACCGCCACCAGTTACACCTTGGTGATCGGTGACCAAGGGAAAATGGTTAACTGTGATAATGCGAGTGCGATTACTGTAACTGTACCGCCAAACAGTTCTGTGAATTTTCCCATAGGTGCAGAAGTAGGCGTTACACAGGTGGGCGCAGGACAAGTTTCAGTCGCCCCAGGAGCGGCGGTAAGTGTAACGGGTGCAGATGCCGAGGTGAAAACTCGGGTAAAGTATAGTAGCGCTCTGATCACACAGACGGGAACTGACCACTGGCTTGTGGTGGGTGATCTAACCTCTTGAAGATTAATTGTTCTTGGGTGGCTCGACCGCAAAAGCTTGAAAATGTGGAGTATTCCCCTGCTGGTAATCGTTCTTATAGATATGAACTGGAATTTTTTCCCCGTTTATCTCCACAGTGCCCGATAGATAACTCTTGCCATCCTGTTTATTCTTTATCCAAAATACCCCCACCTTGTTCTGAGTCCATTTCGAAAGTGGTTTGTTTAAGGAGTTGGATGAAGTCTCTTCTGGCATGATGTGGTAGTTGATTATATTGCTTTTTTAATCTACGATAAACCCTTCTTGATACGGGGTCAACTGGATTACATATCTTCCTTAGTTGTTTTGATACTTTTTTGTTCATAAGCGAGCGATGTAGGCTTCAGAATCTTTTAAAAATCCCATTTTTTTATAGAATCTGATAACCTTTTTATGGTCAGGATGGCGCATTGTTGCGCCCATGGTTATGTATTTAAATTCTTTTTTTCTAGCTTCAGCCACAGCAGTTTTGAATAAACGGTAACCAACCTTTGGGTTTTTTGATAACCAAATATATTCTGCAAAAATGCGCTCGCCAAACTTCTCATCTTTGTGATTCATGAAAGCAATTAGAGCATCATAATTGCCGTCACTATTCTCATTTCCCCAAGTTAATAAATCCCAAGTCAAAATCTGAGTTTGGGCAAAAGATCTAATTATACCTTCTTTGTCGTGTTTTAAAAAATGATGAGCATGTTGTTCATTTTCAAGATCAAAGAGATCAAAGATATCCCTGACTGCTTTTTCGAATTCCTTGGGGTCAGTTAACCTTTTAATCATTATTGATCACCGCAAGTAACTTCCGAGCTTCAGAACTGTCGATATCTTGGAAGGACTTCCAGTCAGCAGCTTTCTCGTTCCTATATTTCTCGTCTTTCCACAGATCTCTTAGGAGCCCTTTGAAGTCGTCGAAGGAATCGACGGCATACTTCTCCCTAAGCATCTTCTCAAGGATGCCTAGAGGCGTTATAGGGGGCGCTACGGCAGCTACTGAAGCTGGTTGACCTTGGGACTTATCAATCTCGTCCGCGCCAACAATATGAATATTTAGATAGTTGCGAACGCAGCGGACAAAAGCCCTATTACAGGCAATAGTTTCTAGAAATTTAGCGCAAAAAGCATCAGTATTAGCTAGGGTAGCATTGGCCACATCCTCGTAGTGAGTTGCACAAAGGCTTTCGTAATTTGGAATCCAACCAATTCGACACTTCGCCGCAACATAACCATCGGAGATGTT